GTCTGCTGGCCTCGGGGATCGCTCGTGGCAAGCTGCGAGCTCACAGCGACTTCTACTGGAACACCGCGGTCAACGACTGGGCGCTGAGCTTCAGTCCTGACTTTGACATTCAGTGTGAAAGCAAGGCAAAAAATCTTGCCAGAGACGCGCTCGTCAAACAACTAACTACATAAATACTGGTATGCCAACCTATTCATACAAATGCGAGAAGTGCGAACACGAGTTCGAACAGTTTCAGTCCATGGCTAACATGCACCTACCTACCACCCAGCCTTGCCCCAGTTGCCAGGGAGAAGGAACAGTCATAAAGACCATCGGCGGTGCTCCCAGTCTTGGCGATCCTGTTAGACTTGGTATTAGAAAAATCGACGGCGGGTTCAAGGAGGTCCTGCAGCGTATACATGCCGCCAACGGCAGACACAGCAATCTCAATAACAAATGGTGATGCGTTTTTGACCGCCAGACATAGAACAACACGGCCCCCTTCAGTTCGACGCCACGCGTCACTGCTTGGGGGTTTTTCTTTGTCTGAAACATCAACCAAGAAACAAAGGGCAACCATGGCAAAGAAAAATACACAACCAGCTCTAGCACTTGCACCTGCAGTAACAGTCAAGAGCCAGCCCAACCAGCGTTTAAAGATCACCATCAACGATCTTGCGACATTCGATCCACTCACAGAAAATCAGCAAAAATTCTTTGAGCATTATCGATCTGGAGCTCAGTGTATGCTGCTTCACGGAGTAGCAGGAACCGGTAAAAGTTTCATAGCAATCTACAAGGCCCTGGAGGAAGTATTAGACAAGGCCACTCCCTATGATCAATTGGTGGTGGTACGCAGTGCTGTTCCTAGTCGTGAAATTGGTCACCTACCAGGTGACGAAAAGGAAAAGACTGAGGTTTATCAGGCCCCCTATATTGACATCTGCCATCGCTTATTTTATAATCGCTCAGATGCCTGGCAAAGACTCATGGAACAAAAGCATGTCAATTTTATGATCACTAGTTTTGTGCGTGGTATTACTCTGGATCGCAGCATCATCGTTGTAGATGAATGTCAGAACATGACCGACATGGAATTAAACTCAATCATGACTCGAGTTGGCGAACACAGCAAGATTATATTCTGCGGTGACTTCCGTCAAACTGACCTTTACAAGAAGACCGACATGAGTGGCCTTAAGAAGTTTCTGGCCATAGTGGACAGCATGCCCAGTTTCCGAACTGTGGAGTTCGAGGTTGACGACATTGTACGTAGTGACATCGTCAAGGAATATATACTGGCCCGCATGGAGTATGAAAGCAAACATGTAGCATGAAGCGAACTGTAGTATCGCATTTTTACAATGAGGAATACCTGCTTCCCTGGTGGCTCAATCATCACAAGCAGGTATTTCATCATGGCATACTGATTGACTATCACAGTACAGACCGCAGTCGTGAGATTATACAAAAGATTTGTCCAACCTGGGAAATCATTACCACACGCAATCAATTGTTTGAGGCGACTGCCGTTGATATTGAAGTCATGAAAATTGAAGCTGAGTTGGATGGCTGGCGCATGTGTCTCAATGTAACCGAACAATTGATTGGAGACTATCAGGCTCTTGACGATGGCAAATTAGATCAATATGGTGTTCCCTGTATGACCTTTATTGATGATAACAATAGTCAACCCGATATCAATGTTCCTCTGTATCAGCAGTTTAAACATGGAGCCAATTGGAATGAAGCCTACTTTTTACGCATGAGTCGCAGCATACACAGAAAACCCATAGAATATGTCACGGGCAGACATTTTCACAGTGTTGACATGACCATTAGCAATTCGCTGGCTGTGTTATACTATGGCTGGTGTCCCTACAATGAAATTGTCATACAAAGAAAAATCAGCATGGGCGATCATATGGATGATACCTGCACCAATGGAAGGCATCACATCACTACCAGAGAAGAACTCAATAAAAGATTTCAGGATGAAATCCTGCCCTGGCGGCGCGATCAGAGCCAGCTTCTACAACAATATATACATAAGCACGAGCAGACAAAAATTATTATCTGATTGATGAAGGAACACAATGAAAAAAGCATTGATTACTGGCATATCTGGCCAGGATGGAAGTTATCTCAGTGAATTGCTGCTAGACAAAGGTTATGAAGTTCATGGCCTGATACGTCGTAACAGCAGCTTTGTTGACCACCCCAATCTCCGCAATGTCAAGGGGCGCGTGACTCTGCACTACGGCGATCTCACCGACTCAACCAATCTCCGCAACCTCATAGGCAAGATTCAGCCCGACGAAATCTACAATCTGGCAGCACAGAGTCATGTCATGGTGAGTTTTGAACTGCCTGAATACACAGCCGATGTTGACGCTCTGGGCGCCCTGCGCATTCTGGACACCATACGTGATTTGGGTCTGCAGAAAAAAATTCGTTTCTATCAGGCCAGCACCAGCGAATTGTTTGGCAAGGTGCAGGAGACTCCGCAGACTGAACGCACACCATTTTATCCACGCAGTCCCTATGGCTGTAGCAAGCTCTTTGCACATTGGATCACCACCAACTATCGTGAGAGCTACGGCATCTATGCCTGTGCTGGCATTTTATTCAATCATGAGAGTCCGCGTCGTGGCGAAGGGTTTGTCACACGCAAGATCACCCGAGCCCTGACCACCATCAAGGCCACAGGCAAGAGCGTATTGGAACTGGGCAATCTAGACGCACAACGCGATTGGGGTCATGCCCGTGACTATGTTGAGGCCATGTGGCTGATGCTGCAGCAGGATACACCCCGTGACTATGTTATCAGCATGAATGAGACTCACAGTGTCCGAGACTTTGTAAATCTGGCTGCGTCGCATCTGGGTCTGAGCATGCAATGGATGGGTGAGGGGGTGGACGAGATTGGTATCGATCGCCAGTCTGGTCGTGAAATTGTACGCATCAATCCTGCATTTTATCGCCCAGCTGAGGTAGATCTGTTGTTGGGCGACAGCACACTGGCCCGAACCGAGCTGGGCTGGCACCCCCGATTTAGCTTCAAGGATCTGGTGCTGGACATGGTCAACAGTGACATGAAATTGGCAGAATTTGAAAGGGATCAACTATCATGATTGCGCTCACACCCATAAGCATAGGCGAACTGCTGGACAAGATCAGCATACTGGAAATCAAACGCGAATATATACTTGACACAGCCAAGCTAGTCAATGTCTGCAACGAGCTGCGTTGTCTGACCGATGTGCGCGATCGTCTGCAGTTAATGAATCATGATAGCTATGAAGAGCTCTACGGCGAAATGTATCGAATCAATCGTGAGCTCTGGGTGCTGGAGGATCGCATACGCGAACTCATGGCACGGCCCACCAGCGACACTGAATTCATTGACACTGCGGTCTCTATTCATAAGAAGAATGACGCCCGGGCCTTTGTCAAGAAAGCTGCCAATCTGGTATTCAAGAGTGAACTTATTGAAGAAAAATCCTACAAGGAATCAACATGAAAAAATTATTGGAACTCGGTGATCACTATGTCAGTGATTTCATCAAACCCAGCGATGTCGAATCTAGAAAAAAATATAGCCTGGATCTATATCTAGACCCTGCCCTGGGAGCGCCCAGACTACGAGAGCAACCTCCGCACAGTTCAATGTGGGGTACCTACTGGTATCGCAGCGGCATCAATGCCAGCATGAAGCGTGAGCTGGCCGACATTGTAGAAGAAATCACCCGCCGGGTTCGTCTACAAGACGACGATGTCTGGTTGGACATTGCCTGCAATGATGGAACTCTGCTGAGCAATGTGCCAAAAAATCTACAACGCATCGGTATTGACCCCTGCGAGGACAGTTTCGTAGTCGAGTCATCCAAGCATGGAACCATTGTTCAGGACTATTTTACCCGTGATAGCTATGCACAGGCTGTAAACCGCCGAGCCAAAGTCATAACCTGCATTGCCATGTTCTACGATCTGCATGATCCACATCCATTTGTCAAAGACCTCTATGAAGTCCTGGACGACGATGGTCTACTGGTGCTGCAGATGAGCTATACACCGCTGATGATCAACCAGCTGGCCTTTGACAACATTTGTCATGAGCATGTCTACTATTATGATCTGCACAGCATCAGCAAATTGTTTAACCAGCATGGTTTCAAGATTGTTGATTGTTCGCTGAACGACACCAACGGCGGCAGTTTCCGCATCAGCCTGCAGAAGATCATAGCCAAGGAATCGAGCTTTGGCAGCGCACCCCTGCGTGATGTATGTCGCATGCGGATAGGACAGATCTATGAATATGAACGCACTCGCCCCATTAGCAGCTCAGAAACATGGCGTAGTTTTGATCAGCGACTGCGCAGACTACGTGCAGATGTTGTGAACTTTGTACGGCAGGCACGGGCTGATGGCAAGACTGTCTATGGATATGGCGCCAGCACCAAGGGCAACACTCTGCTGCAGTACTTTGGATTGACCAATGATGACATTGTGGCCATTGCCGAGCGCAGTCCCTATAAGTTTGGTCTGCAGACCATAGGCACTGACATTCCCATCATCAGCGAAGAAGAAATGCGTGCGGCCCGTCCAGACTATCTGCTGGTGCTGCCCTGGCACTTCATCGACGAGTTTCAGAGTCGCGAGGCTGAGTTCTTTGCCCGCGGTGGTAAAATGATTGTGCCCTGCCCAAACTTCAAGGTCATTGGATGACGCATGAAATAATGCATGGCCACAAGGTCATTCGACATGTTACGCTTCGTGGCGTCTACTGGATTCCAGCTGAGCCACATAACGACATCATAGGCGGTCAAATACTAAACAATCAACTCTTCGATGAGCACGTGTTTGAAATGTTGAGGCCATATTTCACGCCCGATTCTGTAATGCTGGATCTGGGTTCTAACCTGGGTCAGATGGCCATAGAATTTTCTCATTATGTCGGTCAGGTGCACGCCTTTGAGGCACATCCGTTTATCTATGACGTGATGTGCAGAAATTTTCAGGAGAACCAATGTGTCAACATTGTGCCACATCTGGGCGCGGTTTGGGACAACAACGACCGAGAGCTTTTTTATCCTGAACCAAATTTTGCGCAATTTACCTGCTGGGGTAGCTGGGGTATCAATCCACTAGGCAATATCACCGACAAAGGTGTATTGGTAAAATCCCTAACCATAGATTCGCTGAATTTGCCTAGAGTAGATCTAGTCAAGATAGATATTCAGGGAGCCGATCTTCGAGCCATGCAAGGTATGCGTTCAACCATACAGCGGTGTCGTCCACGCATTGTATTTGAATATGAACCTGCGTTTTCCGAAAGTCTGTTTGGAGAAACTCTGCAAGATTATATGAAATTTGTCGATGAGATTGGTTATCGATGTGTACATAACGACCGTAATAACTATTTAATTGAGCCAAAATGAACATAGTATTTTTCAACCAATTCCACAATGGCGATTGTTTTGTAGGCAAGGGCTGGGTCCGCAACATCATTGACCAGATACCCGAGGCCAAGTTCTACTATGCACACAAAAATCATCCCGACATCATCAAGGACCTACCAGTTGAACATCTGACACTGGCCGACATTCCCGACATCAACCCACGCCACAAGATTGAGCAGAACGACGACGGCGACATCTTCATCAATACCTGGTGTGGTGCATTTCAGGGAGAGCTTTTTCATACTCACAGTAACTACATTGTACAGCATCGCATGTATGGAATCTACTGCGAGATGTTGACTCGTATCCTGGGACGTAAAATTACACAGAGCACCAATCCCCATGACAATCTGCCCGAGATTGATTTCAATGAATACAACGTAGCTGGTGCGCTGAATTTTCTGGAAAAACACGGCAAGTTAAATTTATTCTGCAATGGCAGTGCCATGAGTGGTCAGAGTGCCATAGGCGACATGCGTGGCATCATTGATCGGCTATGCCAGGACTTTCCCCAGCAAACATTCGTGGCCACCTATGACATGGGGCTCAGACACGACAATCTATACTATACGCAGGATATATTTAAACTAGACAATGACTTGAACCAAATTGCCTTTCTGAGTCAGCGAGCAGGTCTGATTGTTGGCAAGAACAGCGGCCCCTATACATATTGTCAGTTCAAGAAAAACATGGAGCGTGACGACGTCACCTTCTTCTGTTTCGGCAAGTTGCTGACCGATTGTCTCAACGCTGGCCTGGAGTTCCCTGCTAGATTCAAATTCAGCGATCAGACCAACGAACAACTGCTGTATGGCATGCTGCATCGTCATCTTATTAGTGCTGATCCAGGATACCGTACTGGCATGCAACACATCTATGCTTAAGGAGTGAAATGAAGACCGCTTTTATCATCACCAGCGCCATCAATACTGCGGCTGGAATCTACCCACCAGAAATTCGTGTACTGCAGACACACAACACCATAGACAGCATTAAAAAGTTCTTTCCCGATGCACTGACCATTTTGGTAGAAGGATCCAGCCAACGACTCAGCGACAACCCTCCACAGGGCCTGGATCATCTGCGCAGTCGAGTCAACTACTTTGTAGACATGACCAACAATGAACAGATACAGCACCTGCACACCAGCATCATGGACCAGAATCCCAACCGCACTGAAATGGGCGGCATGAATGGCATGGCCAAGACCATAGCCGAGCTCACGCTGTTAAGCAATGTCTTGGAAGGCATAGCCACGCATCCTGACATGGAGGCCGTGCGTGGCGTGGATCGTATTTTTAAAATCAGCGGTCGCTACATGCTCAGTCCCATGTTCCGTCCCGAAGAACATCAACATCATACCAAGTGGGTGTTCCGTCAGCGCGACCCCAGCTGGATTCAGAATGCACTGGAGGCCGTGGGCACCGACTACTTCTATGCCAGCCGTCTCTGGAGCTTTGATCGTCTGAACCTGGATGAAGCCCGCAATAAATATCAGGACATGACTGCCGATGCACATGACATCGCCGAGCGTGGCAGCTATGTTGACATCGAGCATTTACTTTACAAACACATTGGACCAGACAGGTCGGTTGAGCTCAGGCATACACACTGCATGGGCACCATAGCACCCAATGGCATGATGATCTACGATTGAGGAACAACATGGAAAAAGAGAATGTTATCCTGGGCACAGCCTGGGGCTACAAGGTTGACCAGATTGCAGTATTTGTCGAGAGTTGGAAACGTTATTGTTCAGACACCCGACTCATTCTGCTGGTAGAACCCGACGTCAGTGCTGAAAAGTTTAACTATCTGATTGACAGCGGTGTGGATGTTCGCTTCTTTACCGCAGGCTACTTTGTTCCGTCGGCAATTCACAATACACGCTACTTCAAGTATCTGGACATACTCATGGAGCACCGTGGATACTTTGATCGAGTTTTCCTCACAGACATTCGTGACGTGGCTCTGCAGGGCAACATCTTTGACGAAATTACTGCGCCGGGTCTGCACTGCTTCATGGAAGATCCAGACTGGACCTGCGACGAACGATTCAATAAACATATCCTAACCACCAACTACGGTGTCAAGGTTGCCGAAGAATTCAAAGATAAACGCATTATCTGTTCAGGCACCACACTGGGCAGTGCACAGGACATTCAGGACTACATTGTGGCTTTGATGAATGAGAGAGATCTCAAGAAAATGATGCAGGTGGGCGGCATTCCCGACGAACAGGCTCCACATAATTATATCTTCCACACCGATAAATTACCGAATACCAAGCAGGAAAATGGCGACGGTGTGGCTACAATTTGTCTAACCCACCCCAATAAAATCTCGGTGCTGGCCGATGGTCGTGTAAGCGTCTATGGCAAGACACCGGCGGTAATACATCAATGGGATCGCCATCCGAATTTGGTTCAACACTACTCCAACCTTTATGTACAAGGAAAACCACTATGAGTTTCGATTTCGACCTCACTGAAGACAAGGTACGTCAGTGCCTAAAGCGCAACAAGTATCCCGCAGAACTGCATGCCAGCCTGCACGAAGTACTGCCCAAGTATGAGATCAATACTGTGAACCGCGTAGCCGCATTCCTGGCTCAGTGTGGCCACGAAAGCGTGGACTTTACGGTGCTGCAGGAAAATCTAAACTACAGCACCAAGGGCATGATGGCTACCTGGCCCAAACGATTCCCCACTGAAGCCAGCGCAGCTCCCTATAACCGCAACCCCGAAAAGATTGCCAACAAGGTCTATGCTGACCGCATGGGCAACGGTCCAGAAAGTTCTGGCGATGGTTGGAAGTATCGTGGACGTGGTGCCATTCAGCTCACAGGCAAGAGCAACTACATGGCCTTCATGAAGGATTTAGGATTTGACAACGTAGACGATTGTATATTATACTTGGAAAGTCTGGACGGCGGGCTGGAAAGTGCAGCCTGGTTTTGGTGGAAAAATGGTCTGAATAAATGGGCCGACAGCGGCGACATGGTGGGCCTGACCAAGAAGATCAATGGCGGCACCCTGGGTCTGCAGGAACGCACCGAACACTTCCATCACAATGTTGAAATTTTAGCAGGGTAATTAGACATGATCTACAGCAAACATCTGGCACCGCGACTGCGCTACAGCTTTCCTGGCAGTGAGCGCATTGAACATAACTGGAGTCAGGCTGGTCAGGATCTCTGGGTCCTGAGCATGCTCAATGGCATGGAAGGCGGCACCTTCTTGGAGATTGGTAGCTGCTATGGCGAAAGCATGAGCAACACCTGTTTGCTGGAACGTGACTTTGGCTGGCGCGGCACAGGCATTGAAATCAATCCCGAGTTCGTGGGTGAGTACAATGCCTGCCGCACCAACAAGAGTCATTGCGGTGACGCTACTACTGCCAACTATCCTGAACTGCTGAAACTGGCCGGCATTGAAGACAATGTCATAGATTATCTGAGCTGCGACTGCGAGCCAGCCACCAATACCCTGGCGGCACTGCGGCAGGTACTGAGTCAGGGACTGAAGTTTGCCCTGATTACCTTTGAACACGATGAGTATGCCAATCTGCCCGACGTCACAGTCAAGGTTGAAAGTCGTCGTCTATTGAGAGAACATGGCTACGTATTGGTGGCCAGCAACATCAGCGCTGCTGGTGATGTCACCAGCTTCGAAGACTGGTGGGCACATCCCGATCTAGTGGACCCAGATTTCATAGAATTATTCAGGAGTGATGGTGATGATGTTAAATACTGGGCCGACTACCTCTACCCCAACTAAGTTCCAGCATCTGGGCTTTGGCCTGGGAAAACGCAGATACCGAAAGATTGAACAATATACTGCACCCGATGGGGTGCGGTTCTACAATACTCCAACGGGTCAGCGTTACCCCAGTGTGACCACCATGCTGGGCTGGCATGGCAGAGACAAAATACAGGAATGGCGAAAGCGCGTGGGTGCAGAACAGGCCACCACCATAGCCCGTGTAGCAGCCAGCCGAGGCACTGGACTGCATCTGGCCACAGAACAGTACCTCAACAATCAGACGCCCATAATCAAAAGTCCTCTGGTGCAGGAAATGTTTGGTCGTTTCCGACCATATCTGGACCGCATCAACAACATACATGTCCAGGAGACACCGCTGTTCAGCGACCATCTGAGACTGGCCGGCACCGTGGACTGCATAGCCGAATGGGATGGACGCCTGGCTGTGATAGACTTCAAGACCAGCACCCGCGAAAAAAAGAAGGAATGGATTGAAAACTATTTCATGCAGTGTGCTGCCTATGCCATCATGTATGAAGAACTGGCCTTTATTCCCATCACTCGTCTGGTGGTGTTGATTGCAGTCGAAGAAGACAGCACCGTACAGGTCTTTGAAGAGCATCGAGACTGGTGGGCGCCCAGATTGTTACAATTACGCGATGACTATGAAATGGCTACAAAGTCATCGACATCTATAGACATCTAGCCTATAATCACTGTGTACCCGCTTCAGGTAATATTATGAACAAAGACTATCAATTCCTTTATCGCAGCACAACGCTGTCTGACTATGTTCGTGTCTACGACGCAGCATTGACTGCGGATCAGTGTCAAGGCTTGATTCAGAGTTTCGACGCTGCAACAGATCAGCAGGCCGAGCTCAGCACCGATGTACATAGCTTTGTACACATCAACATGAATCAGCATGATTGGTACATGGATGACCTCTACAATAGCCTGACACTGCATCGTCAGCGTTACTGGGATGACTGCAACATTAGTCTGCAGCAGATTGGACAGCATGACTACGAGGCTTTCAAAATACGTCGCTACAGCGCTGCTGCTGGTCATAGACAGCAGCCCTATGTAGATGCCTACAATCGCACCACCAGTCAGCGTTTCCTGACCTGCATCTGGAACCTCAACGATGTAGAACAGGGCGGAGAGACGACCTTCTTCAGATTAGAAGAACCTCTGAGCATAGCACCCCGACAGGGACAGCTGATCATGTTCCCTGCCACCTGGCAATATGTACGTGCCGAGCTGCCACCACTGAGCGAGGATCGTTACAGCGTGGTGAGTTATTTTCATTGGACAGGTCTATGACAAGCATAGTAACAAACAATGGCGCATTCACCGTTTATTAAGGCATTCTATTATACATATCATGGTAAACCACAATCCCACCACTAGGAGAAAGTAAACATGTTAACAGTTGGAAATCGTATTGAACATTTTGTCGTTACTGGCATCAACCCAGGCAGCGACCAATTCTTTGACATCACTGAAAAGAGCTTTGAAGGTAAATGGAAAGTCATTGTCTACTATCCCAAGGATTTTACCTTCGTCTGCCCCACTGAAATCGTAGCCTACGATCGACTGTTCCAGGACTTTGCCGACCGTGATGCAGTTCTGCTAACAGGCAGCACCGACAATGAGTTCTGTAAACTGGCCTGGCAACAGCATCATGAAGACCTAAAGAAAATTCGCCACATTCAGTTTGCCGATACACAGCGCGAATGGGACAAGAGTCTGATTGAACAGCTGGGTGTGTTCTACGCTCCCGCGGGTGCAGCTCTGCGCGCCACCTTTATTGTTGACCCTGACAACGTTATTCAACACGTCACAGTAAATAATCTCAATGTTGGTCGCAGTCCCGAAGAAACTCTTCGGGTGCTGGATGCTCTGCAGACCGGTGAATTGTGCGCCTGCAACCGCACTGTTGGAGGAGAAACTCTGTGATAGAATGTCTAATCATGGGCGACAGCATAGCCGTGGGTGTGAGCCAGGTTCGTCGTGAATGTCAGGCCGTGGCGAAAAGCGGCATCAACAGTCAGACCTTTGTGACACAGCATCATGGCCTGATCAGCAACCCGCCCCGAGCTCGCGCCACCATCATCAGCATTGGACCCAATGACACCAAGAACATCAATACGGTGCGCAATGCCAATTTAATGCGCGAGAACATCAAAGGACCAGTATACTGGATACTGCCCAGTGAACGACTCAAGCCCGAGAAGTATCAGAACATCAAGGATGTGGCACGTGTCTGGGGTGATGTAGTCATTGAACGACCAGTGGACAAAATCAGTGCTGACGGTGTGCATCCCACCTATGCTGGCTATCGCGAAATTGCAGAAAGAACCAAAAAATGAACTGGGTAGATCAAATAAAAGAAACCATACCTGACTATGCCAAGGATACCAGACTCAACATTGATTCGGTGATGAAGCGCAGCACACTGGCCAGCGAAGAAGCCGAGGCAGTGGCACTGGCCGCGGCCTTTGCCACCGGCAACAGCAAACTCTGGACCTGGATGCAGACTCAGATTGCCGATCAAAAGGAAGCCGAGGCCGCAGTCGTGGCAGCATCGCTCATGGCCATGAACAATGCCTGGTATCCATTTGTGGAAATGGCCGACGATGCCAACTTAAAAGGCCTGCCAGCTCAGCTTAGAATGAATGCCATTGCCACACATGGTGGCACCACCAAGGCACGTTTCGAAGCCTATAGTCTGTCGGCCAGCATTGTTGGTAAATGTCATTTCTGTGTCAAGGCACACTATGACACGCTGAAGCAAGAGGGATATAATGTGGAACAGCTCAGGGACATTGGTCGAATCGCTGCGGTTATAAATAGCGTTGCCAAGGTACTGAATAGCTAATGTGCAGACCACCTACAAAACTATATTCATCAGTGATGTTCATCTGGGAACTCGCGATTGTCAGGCCGAAAAGCTGAACAATTTTTTAAAGCACAACACCTGCGAGACTCTGTATCTCGTGGGTGACATCATCGATGCCTGGAAGATACAGCAGAATAAATGGCGCTGGAAACAAAGCCACACCAATGTAGTGCGCAGAATTCTGGGCCATGCCAAGCGTGGCACTCGTGTGGTGTATGTGGCTGGCAATCACGATGAATTTTTACGACCCATGATTCCCTATGGATTTAGTTTTGGACTGATAGAAATTCAAAACCAAACAGAGCATGTTGGTGTAGATGGAAAAAGATATCTCATTACACATGGCGATCTATTTGATGGTATTACTCGGCTCGCTCCTTGGTTGGCATTTTTGGGCGACAAATTATATGACCTAGTTCTTGATTGGAATTCAAGATTTAATTGGATTCGCCACAAACTTGGATTTGGATATTGGAGCCTGTCTAAATTTTTAAAGCATAAAGTTAAGAAGGCATCGGACTTTATGTTTCAGTTTGAAAAAAATCTAGCAGGTTACTGCAAGAAGCGTGGTTATGATGGTGTGATCTGTGGTCACATACATCACGCAGAAATCAAACTCATAGATGGTGTGGTTTATATGAACGACGGTGACTGGGTTGAAAGTTGTACTGCGCTGGTTGAACATCACGATGGTCGCTGGGAAATAGTAACTTGGACCAAGGAGAAGGACGATGAAAGTTCGAAAGTTAGCAAAGAAGATGTACAAAGCCATCAGAGAGCATGACCAAGACAAAGAAAAGAAACTTTGGTTCAAGGCTCTTAAGAAATCCATCAAGCATAAACACACCCAAGTCATTGCATGAACTTAGAAGATAACATTACCATAGTTGTTCCTTGCAAGAATGAAGAGAACTATATTGCTCATTTGTTGAATAGTTTAAGAGCACAGCAGGGCATAGGCAATACAAGAATTATTATTGCTGATTGTTCTACGGACAACACGCGATGGGTTATTGGAATGATGAAGGGCGACTTGAATGTTGAAATCATCGACGGTGGCCCAGTGAGTGTGGCCAAGAACAACGGTGCGCGCCTGGCCACCACGCCCTATATACTGTTCATTGACAGTGATGTCAGATTTTTTTCTGATACCGTGATCATTGACAGTGTGCGTGAACTACAATATAATAATCTAGACCTGGTGGGACTCTACATTAGGTGCTACGATGGCGACTTTAGAACCAAGCTTGCCTTTGGTATATTCAATGTCATAAATCGCTGCATGAGTCACTGGACTCCGTTTGCCGTGGGTGCCTTTATGCTGACTCGACGTCAGAAGTTTCAAGAGCTGGGAGGATTTCCAGCACGATTTGGTACCAGCGAGGATTATTTTCTGAGCAAGATGTATGATGTGAAAAAATTTAAATTGGTCAGACACTACTTTGGCCAGGATAGTCGGAGATTTCATCACATGGGTTATCTGGGCATGGCCTGGTATTTGATTAAAAATTTTATCAATCGCAACAATGAAAAGTACTGGGCAGAGCTAGACTATGCCAGATACTGGGATAAATAAAGTTATTGCTGTATGAAGCAATGAGAAAGGTGTTCTGGACGGGAGTTCGATTCTCCCCACCTCCACCAAAAGCACAGATAGACGATACACTGGCTTCAGATCGCAACTAGCGAGTGTATGCGAGACAGGTTCCCTTTACGAACTTCTGTGTTTTTGATGGGGGTGACTAGGTTTCGACAGGGCAAAGAGTAACAGAGTGGACAGCACGACAGGAGTAGTCGTAAAAAGCAAAACAACGTAAACGCAAACGACGAACAGTTCGCATTGGCCGCTTGATAAAAGCGTCCTAGGGTTTCGCCAGGTTTCCTCGTAACAGAATAATCTGGCATCTACCTCAACCTTTGGGAGTTAACTATGAAAGCATTATTGGGCATGATCCTGACTGCGGCCGCCGCGGTTGCCATTGCGGCCGAACCCGCACCGGCCAAGATTGTAGAAAAAGACGGCAAGACTTTCAAGGAAGTCTGTGCCAAGAAGGATGCCAAGGGCAACTGTATCGAAAAGAAATTGGTACCACAGCCCAAGAAAAATCCTTTAGAAGAAAAGAAAAAAGCTGACGAAGCCAAGGCCGCTGCCAAGGCTGCACCAGCTAAAAAGGCCGAGCCAGTCAAGAAGTAATTAGGCAACAACACAGATTTTCATTAGAGGTATTTTGTATAGATATTGTACAGGCGACTTGCCTGGATTTTTGAGGAGCATGACCTATGTGGACCAAACCAACTGCTACTGAAATGCGCTATGGTTTTGAAATCACCATGTATATTGCCAATCGCTGATTGACATTCCTGGTGATATAAATATATACTAGCAGTTGCTGGAACTGCTTTAAAACCAGCATACACTTCACAACACACAAAGGAGCAACACCATGTCAAATCTGACACCGTTCGAGATTCGCCTAGAACTTCTAAAAATGGCGAAAGAGATCTTGATGGAAGATTACTATTCCAATAAAGATCGTCTGCAGCAGGAGTGGCACGTCAAGGTCGACGTCGCCAAGCTGAATGGGCAACCCATACCAGATCATCCTGCATTTCCAACCTATCCCTCAGAAAACGACATCATCAACAAGGCACAGACCTTGAATGGTTTCGTTTCCAATACACCTGTAGATAAAACCAGCAAAAAATCTACCTGATAGGGACTGGCCAGCTCAGGCTGGCCTTCACTAACCTGGAGAACCAATGCTAGAAAAAACTCGTTTTCTAATCCCCGTGATTGGCGTATTGATGACTCTGCTGTTTGTTGGCATGATCACCACCGCCAGTCTGGCACAGCTCAAAGAGCATAATCAGCAGCAGGGCTTTATAACCGCAGATCAGCGTTTACGTGATCTGGATTGCCTGGCGCTAAACATCTATCGCGAAGCCGGCTATGAACCTTTCGAAGGCAAGGTCGGCGTGGCACAGGTTACACTGAACCGTGCTGAAAGCGGTAAATTTCCTGGCAGTGTATGTCAGGTAGTTTATCAGAAAAATGTAATATATCAAAAGGTCATTTGTCAGTTCAGCTGGTACTGCGATCAGGTGCATCGCAGCCGGCCCATCAATCCTGAAGCCTATGCCGAGAGCATGGTGGTGGCTAAAAAGGTACTGCTGGAAGGATTCCGTCTGCCCAGTCTGGAAAATGCCATGTACTATCATGCTGACTATGTCAACCCGGGCTGGCGTCTGCCCAAGATCACCAAAATTGGACGACACATCTTCTATGGAGAAAGTAGCTAATGGATAACATACAACAATGGGTTGATGTAGTCAAGAACTATTTCAACAACCTGGGCAGCAATACCCTGCAGTGGATTGGCATCATCATTGGACACTGCGTATTTCTGCCCACGGCGCTGGCACTGCTTACTGGTCTCAGCGACATTACACCCAGCCTAGACATTGTCATATTGGTGCAGGCCATGCTCATGACCATGTTTATACGCAGCATTGTGGTGCGTGACAACATAGCAACCATACTGCATGGGCTGGGCTGGTTTGGTCAGAGCCTGTTGCTGGCCATGGTTATCTTTAAATAGCCATTGACAGTTACCGAAACTTTCTATAGAATCAGATATATACTAGTGCATGTATTCATGCTGTATAAATTACCCCCTGACGTGAATGGAGAACCCAGTGTCAAAATTTAAACCGCCGGTGCGAAACCAGCAAAAACTCAATCCCTTGTTCATCAACAAGCCACAGGAGCGCAAGCCTCCTACGATTTTCATTGCCACTCCCATGTTTGGTGGACAATGCAACTACATGTACATGATCAGCCTGATCAATCTGTTGACTAAACTCAGTCAGCATGGCATTCCGGCCATGTTTGAGATTGCTGCCAATGAGAGTTTAATTACCAAGGCTCGCAACATCCTGGTGGAAGGCTTCCTGAAGAGCAATGCTACTCACATGTTGTTCCTGGATGCCGATTTGGGATTTCAGGCCGACGATGTTATTCGCATGATCCAGGCTGACAAAGACATCATTGGCGGGCAGTATGCCAAGAAGAAGATCAATTGGGATGTAGTCAAGGCTGTGGTGCAGAATCGCCCTGAGATTCCAGGACCGGCCATCAATGCCGTGGTTGCGGAATCAACCTTCAAACCCATTGGTGACAGTTTAACCTTCAATATCAACGAACCCGTGGAAGTGGAAAGCATTGCCACTGGCTTGATGATGGTCAAGCGCGAAGTATTTGAAAAGATGGCCGCAGAATTGCCTGAGATTGAAATCATCAGTGGCGGTAGCGAAACCATGGATCCCAAAACCATGACACGCATCACCGATGCACATCGCAAGGCTCATGCCTATTTTGATGTCAGCATTGATCCAACTACCCGTGCCTATACCAGCGAAGACTTTACCTTCTGCAAACGCTGGCGCAGCATCGGCGGCCAGGTCTGGTTGGCTCCCTGGACCAAGACTGTGCACGTCGGTACCTATGAGTATGTCTGCGATCTGGGTGCAGTTGCCACCTGGGCGCAGGGTCCGGCTCCGCAGCAGAATCCTGCGCCCACTGCCGGCATCATCAATCCAGTGGTGAGACAATAATGGCTGGAATTAACGACAAGATCAGGGTCGGCCAGAGCGTCATGGGCATGGTGCTGACCGGGCCCGATGGTAAGGTCAAGGTCAACAAAACCGTGGGCGATCAGGGTGAAGAGCTTACCAATGAATTTCTCATCACTCGTGAGTTCAGCAGCGCCAATGAGTTCAGCGCCTGGGTGGAAAAGCAGCATCGTGAACTGCGCATGCCGCGCATGGACATCATCATTGAGTATTGTGCTGAGCGGGACATTGACATTGAAGCCGTGGCACCACTGATTAACCGCGCTTTGAAAGAACGCATCCGCGAGGAAGCCGAAGAAGCCAACATGATGAAAAAAAGCGCCCGACTGCCACTATGACCGCCATGACTGAGTTTCAGGCCTATAAAATGTATCTGGCACTCAAGGCGCATTTTCAGACCGAAAAATATGACGTCATTGAACAACGCGGACGCATTGTGGCCAGCCATAAAAACTTTGTAGGCTCGGGCAAGAGCGTTGAACTTCGCAAACTTACCAAGCTCTACCAGGACAAAGAAATCTGTGACTTCATGGTGGCCAACTTTACTGCTGGTGATCACTGGGGCGGCGTATTTGATGGCAATGCTGGTCGTCAGTATCAAGACTGGAAACGTCGAGTAGAAAGTCTGCGCTATGTGTTTAATCAGGATCTGGACACCTTGGTGGAACAGGCACAGGATCAGGATTGGTTCAGTGTTGAGGATGGTCGGCATCCAGTAATACTGCGTGCTTTCTATGGCCACAAGATTTGTCTGGAAACACTGGTGATATTGGATGCCCTGGTAGGATATCGGGATGTCTATGATGTCGAACACGCCGAGATGTTTATGTGGGCCGACACAAGTCGTCTAATTAAAAAATATCGTCCCTTTCTTAAATTCGATGTCAATACCTACCAATCCATATATGACCAAAAACGCAGTTAAAGATCCTAATGATCAGGAACAGCGCCTGGCAGATCTGGAAAATCAGCTGTATCGTCTGGATAATGATGTTCAAAACCTGACCATGCTGCTCACCGAAGTAAATCTCAAGCTACGCAGCATTCAGGAGTTCGCTCTGAAAATAGGTCAGGCTCAAAATAACATTCATGAGTATATTACTCATTGGCCTTTTATTCGTGTTGTAAAAAGAGATAAACATGGGAAAGACATTTCGTAAACTTCGTGAAGAAGGTCGTGGCCACAAAAATAAAACGGCTACAAGGGAAGAAAAAGCCATTGATAAGTACAAGAAACACATATATAATAGTGTATCGTCAGAAGATGACGATGATGATTATGATTTTGATGACTCTGAACATTATGAATCCAACCATACCAAGTCCATACATCGCAAATAAGGAGCATACAAATGGCATTTAATAGTCTATCCGATCTCAGAAAAAGTCGCGGCGGTTTCGACGCCCTCATGAAGGAAGTCGATAAAATCAGTCAACCCGCGGGCGGCGACCGCAAAGAAGATGATCGCTTCTGGCAACCCACAGTCGACAAGGCTGGCAACGGTTATGCGGTTATTCGTTTCCTTCCTCCTCCTCAAGGTGAAGAGCTACCCTGGGTCCGTGTCTGGAACCATGGCTTTCAAGGTCCTACTGGCAAGTGGTACATTGAGAACAGTCTCACCACTTTGGGCAAACCTGACCCTGTCAGCGAACTCAACAATGAGCTTTGGAACAGCGGCAGTGAAGCCAACAAGGAGATTGCACGCAAGCAAAAACGACGTCTGAGTTATATCTGTAATGTGCTGGTAATCAGCGATCCCAGCAATCCTGCCAACGAAGGTCAGGTACGCCTGTTCAAGTTTGGTAAAAAGATCTTTGACAAGATCAAGGATGTCATGCAGCCACAGTTCCAGGATGAAGAGCCTCTGAATCCTTTTGACTTCTGGAAGGGTGCAGACTTCAAGCTCAAGATTCGCAATGTCGAAGGTTATCGCAACTACGACAAGAGCGAGTTTGCCAGCGTCAGTGAACTCTATGACGGCGACGAAGCCAAGATTGAAAAAGTCTGGAGCGCCGAGCATAGCCTGGCTGACTTCCTGAGTGACCGTCACTTCAAGAGCTATGAAGAGTTGAAACGCAAACTAGAGCAGGTTCTGAATGCCACTGGCACAGTAAGTCGTGCCGAGGCTGCAGATCTGGATCAGCCACGAGCTGCCGCAGCCAGCAAATCTGCTGCCAAGCCCGCTGCCAAGGCTGAGCCCGAGTTTGACGACGACGATGACAGCATGAGCTATTTCGCCAAGCTGGCCAGTGATGATTGATGTTACTGTAATGTAGTTCAGGACGGCAAACTGGTTGCCGTCCTTTTTTTTGGATCACGACATGAAAAAGAGTTGGAAAGACGCCGATCACGGGGTTCATTATTACTATCGCGAGCTAGATGGTCGCATTGTTGGTCAGGTCTATAATCTGGCACACACCAAGATCTGGGGATGCAAGATTCTGATTGAACACAACGAAGAACGCTATCTGGGCATGTACATCAGCGAGCATTTCGCCAAGCTGGCCATAGAAGAATACTGGGAAACCCAGGAACGCACCTTTGAGAATCCCTGGGCCGGTCGCGAACTGCAGCACCAGCAGGTCTAATTACCAGAAATACTGGGTACGACTCTTGTGGAAGTTGTCCAAGGCGCTTTCCTCGGGTCTGACACGTCCCCGAGGTGCAAAGGTCTGTGTGGCTGGCGGTGCAGCTGGTGCTGGAGTAGCATTGTTGATCACCACGGGCTTGCTCTGCGCTGAATCTCGAGCCTGTTGATTTCCCGAACTGAGTTGTTTGATCTGCGCATCTTTGTCGCCGCCGTACTGAGCAGATACACCAGCGGCCAGACGAGCTGAATTTTCACTCATGGATCTCATGGTGCGAGCAGCCTGGACTTTTTCCTGATCCTTTTCATTTACCTGAACTGGATATGACTTGCCCGATTGATCAGTCAGTCCAGTTAATACGCCGCCTTCAAAAGTTCCGGTTGTTTTGTTTGGATCCAGACCCTGTTTTCGAGCTTCGGCTCTGAGTTGTCCTGCCTGATCCGGAGCAGACTCTCCAAAATCTCCAGACTCAATGGCTGCCTGCTCGGCCGATGCGCCCTGTTGTTTATCCTTGGACTTTGTTGTGTCTTTTGTCTGACCAGTCATCATGCCCAGGGCTTTGGTAACCAGCATTTTTTCATGAATTTCTATGCTTTGCGGGTTATCAGTTTGAGGTTTGCTGGTCTTGGCTAGTTCAATGAATTTTTCATCGATGCCTGGATAGGCCTTGTTTAAATGACTGGCTGGTGTGTATCCGGGTTTATAGTCCTTGAGGGCAGCTGTCCAGTTAGGACCAGCGGGTTTGTCCGCCACTGCCATGGCGGACTTGGGCTCGGCCGTGGGTTGAGCAGTGCCCTGTTTCTTGTCCAGGTATTCAGTTTCGCTGGCTATGCGCTTGGCACGTGCCTCACGAGCTATGTTGCCGCCAAACAGACTGCCGACCTTTTCTATACCACGTGCTGGTGCACTCTGTATCTTTTCCCAGAGCGAAGCACGTTCCCAGTTGGCGTCGTCCTGCTTTTCGTCAATGACTAGATCATTGCCTTTTTCATCTTTACCAACACCAAAGGCTCCCAGCGCAGCGTCGGCTACAAAGGGAGCGGCCACCATGGCCGCTCCTGTGGCTATGGCAGCACCGCCTGGTGCGGCTAAAAAACCCTTGGCTCCACCAGCCAAGGCTTTGCCGCCGGCCAGGACCTTGCTGCCTGCTCCTTTGAGCATGCCACCGGCTTTGCCCAGTACCTTTTTACCGCCGCCCAGCAGACTTCCACCTATGTCCAGTGCAGCATCCAGCAACCCGCCGCCGCCATCTTCTTCAGCAGCACCGGCTTTCTTTTCTTCTTCAGCCTTGGATTTTATACCGGCACGGGTACCAGCACCTTTAAATCTACTGTCTGGGCCTTCTAACCCGCGAATTTCTCCGCCCTTGATGTTGACTACATTGCCAGTAATGTTGATGACCTGAGCCTGCATGCGGCCAGCGCCAGAACGGGCACCAGTGCCAGCCAGCCCGCCAGGTATGACACGCAGCTCGGGACGTACCTTCTGAGGCTTGGCCTGGGCTGCGGGTTCCTTGCCCTGTATGGCATCCAGCTGTCCCTGAACTTCAGGCAGACGTGTGGCTGCACTGCCTCGGGCATTTTCAGTCTGACGGAAGTTATCAAAGAAGTCTTGCCAGGCTGGATCGCGTTTGCTTTCCAGACTGCTTTCAAATTTGTTCATGGCAAAGCTGCCCAGTATGTTGGCAGCTCCACCCAGTCGTCCCATGCTGGCATCCTTGGCTTTGACCATCTTGCCAATCTGACCAGTCTCGGGGTCAACTTCGTGCACACGACCAGTACGCTCGTCGCGACGATATCCTTCTTTTAATACTTCGCGTTTACCACGCAGAGCAGCAAAGGCATCGCCCAGGGTTCCGTGTTGCTGAGTGCTGCCAATCTGCGCACTGCGCATGGCACCAGTAATGGTTTTATCTATTTTGCCACGAGCTTCAGTATCGGCAGTTTCTTTGAGCGCGCCCTTGAGGCGAGCCATTTCCTGTATCAGTGCCTTGCTTTGTTCGGTATCAGCTTCTTTGAGCTGAACCAAGGTATCTTCCAGACGCTGGAAAATTTCCTGCTGATTTTGATCTGCATCGGCCAGAAGTTTCTGACGGTCCTTGGTTTCCAGTACAAAGCGTTCAAAGGCCTGGGAATTTCTTGCGTTTAGATTTTCGTTGCGACTGCCGCCTCGAGCCAGCGTGGTTTTCTGTTCCAGCAATCCGCCGATTTTTTGCAGACGTTCAGTACGTTCTGCATCGGCAGTTTCCGCAGTAATGTCCCGAGCTGGAACATCTATGATGCGTTGTTCATCACTGCTGGTAAGTCGTGGCAAAGAACGACGGTTTTCTGCGGGTGCATTGCCATCGGCATTGACCAGTTTAAGATCCTGGCGCATGCCACGAACTTCGTCGCGAACATCGCCCAGCGTGACTGTGGTGGAATTGCCCTTGGGGCGAGTCATCTGACGAACATCGCTGTTTTCTTTGAGTGCGTCGATGTTGCCTACATTGATGCCGGTGCGTATGCCTTCTAGGATTTCAATCTGTTTCTGGGCCTGCTGGCGCTGACCTTCGCTCAGCGCTGGATCTTTCAGCATTTTTAGCTGAGCATCCAGCAGTTCGTCCAGCGTCAATGGTTGTGATTTTTTTGCTGCGGCCATGTTTATTCGTCCCTGGGCATTCTAGCTGTTATTACTGGATTGATGGTAGGTTGTGGTACAGCATAGTTCATGCTGGCAACCTTTTCTTGTCCGCGACTCCAGGCTGCTACGCCCAGAACCGCACCCATGGCCATGTGAAACAAACCTGCGCCCTCCAGTGTCAATGGTCGCCACTGAGTAACGGATTGATTGAGACTGGCTTGCAGGGCAGCCCAGATTATGGGAGCCACCATGAAATCGAAAATGCAGATGGCCATGTAGGTCCAGCCCATGGCAGGACGCCATTTTCGATTCATCCAGTCTTCGTTGGGTTTGTTCATTTACGTTGTTCCATGAGTCGTTGTCGTTCTTCTTCGAGATATTGTATCAACAGCGTCACGTAGATCTCCCTTTCCCACGGCATCATGTTTTCTAACTCAGTTAAACTATATTTGTGATACTGCATCAAATTAAAATTGGTTTGATAATAGTTAAACAGAGTTTCGTGGGAAAGGATCAGACGAAAAAACTCTGTATACCCTCCAGGGTAACGTGATTTTCTTTGCTGCATGCTGCACATTGCCAATCCACGCGATGTCGCAACACTGGCATAGTGGCGAAGAACCGTTCAATTTTATCCAGGCTGGCCGGGCTGAGATTCTCTACAAACTCAATCATTTCGGCCACAGTATAGTCTGCGGCCGAATACATGTTTTCGCCTTGCCAAATGGTATCTATGCTGCGTGCTATGATTTTAATGATGCCGTCTACGCCGCCATTGTTGACCAGATCGTCGACTTCACGCATGCGCGGGTGTCGCATTTTAATAATGAACTCATCATTGAGTTCTATGTTGGTCTGATGCTCTGCGGATTGGTCTACCTTTACTTGTGTAATGTCCAGCACGTGGTCGGTCTTAGCACCACATTCACAGGTCAGAACTAGATCAATGTTCTCGCCCACGCTACGTGCTCGAATGTTCATGAACAGATATTCTACATCAAAGCTGGCTATCTTGGTGGGTTCAACCTTATTGAAGGTGCAGCTGCGCACAATTTCTTCCACGGCTGTGGTTTGCTCTTCGCTCTCGGCATTGGCGGCCATGAGCAACTGTTTCTGTTCCTTGACCAGAAAAGGACGGAACTTTACAGTTTCACCGCTGCCAGGCAAGACAATGTTGTAGATTGGTGTTTCAAATACTGGTAATGACATGTTTCAATTCTCCTGATTTAAATAATAACTCATGGTGCCTGAATATCGCTGATCTGACCACCAGTGCCGGGATTGCCCCAGGGGTTCTTGTAAACTATGCCACCAACGTTGGCTTTGCTGTCCAGCTCTCGACCATACAGAGTACGATCGCTGCGATTGGGATTGTTGGGATCTTGGTTGGCTGTAGGTGCCGTGGGTGCCGGTGTTGGCAACGCAAACCAGCGACGATATGCAAAACTGACATTGAGACGACCCACGGTATTGCTCTGGCCTAGGTCCAGCTGCACAGGATTGACTGCTGTGGGGAATACATCGGTAAACACTACTGCATAGATTTCATTGTCGGCTTCATTGAGCTGTTTGATCACCATCTTGTTGCACAAATAGTTGCTCTGGTAATTTACTGTACCGCCGCGACGATTAACTATGCCGTCTACCCAGGCATCAAAGAATCGTTTAACTTCCATGCGGCCATCCAAAAAGAACTGTAGGCTCATGTTGTCGCCGCCGTAGTCGGCAAACTGTGGATGCAGGCTGGGTGGCCCAAAGATACGCAGCTGACTGGTCTGAATGCGGGTAGGCGGCAACATGGCAGTTTCGCACATGAGGCTTACCAGACGTCCATCGCTGATGCCCGCCACGGCTGGTGGTGCTACGATTTCAACCTCAAAGCGGTTGGTCTTGGCCATGCCACGAGCAGCCACCTCAGCCTGAAAATTAGACAGTGAAAAGGTCGACATTAGATGAACTTCCTTGATTGACGCCAGACCGCCTCTTTGTTGGCTCCCTGGAATTGTTCTATGGGCATCATGCCAGCAGCCAACCACTGTTCCTGAGGTATATCCAGGAAGCGGCTCTGCACATGATCCTTGAGGTAGTGCTTGACACAGGCCCCTACGCCTGGAAACTTGGCTCCGCTGTTTAATATACTCCAGCTGATCTGCATGCGCATCTTGGGGTCCGACGTCTGATGTGTGACCTCCATGAGTGCACCCATGAGCTTGAAGCGCGCGCCGTAGGGTAGATAATGCAGGTTTAAACCATAGAAGCCGTCCTGCACCATGCGAAACGGAAACACCAGAGGCATGCTGTCCCAGTAGGGCAGCGTGTCTTTGTGCTTGGCATCATAGTGAAACAGATACAGTCCACCGGGATAGAGACGACTGCGCAGCTGACTGCTGCCCGACATCATGGTGTTGACTGTGCGATTGAGCTTCTGCAGAGTCTGTACCTGATTGCGATACCAGTTTACGCTGCGATCAACGTCGCCTGCGCGCACGGTGAGATCTTTGAAGGGATTGTAGGGTTGTGCCATGATATTATTTATCAGATTCCTAGATCGTTTTCCGTGAGTATTTGAAACTTCCAGCCTCGGTTTTCACAGAATTCCGAAGCATTCTTCCACTTGCTTTGATTCACGCCCCAGGTCATGACTTCTTCAACATAGCGTCGAGTCACTCGACCAGGCTTTACTGGCGGCTGGGTAAACTTGGCTGGTTTGATTTCCACCAGATAGCGATGCACCTTGCCATGGCGATCCTGTATCTTGACATAGAAGTCAACAAAGTAACGATGAATCTGGTTGTCTACTGGCGATAAATAAGGTATAATAACCTCTTCACTGCCCCATTCCAACACACTGGCATTGTTGTCGCACCATTTCATAAACTTCAATTCCCAGAGACTGCGATAGATTACGCAGGTGGGATCGCCGCTGTATTTGGCTGGGTTTTTAACCTGATAACGACCCTTGTAGGTTTTGGTTGAATACATGATAAATAAACAGTAATTTCCTAGGATCATCTATTTATGGCTACTCAACCCAAACCACGCACAGCCGAAGAACTCAATCCCAGTCGATTCAGCGCCACGGGCGGACAGGTCGAGGGACAACGCTACAATGTAGGCATGATGCAGTATCCAGCCGCGGTGGGCAGCGAGGAATACCCACACTATGTCTGTTTCTTCATCAATGTACGAGGCAAAAGCAAATATAAAAATAGCTACAAGACCACAGAAGTTTCTGGTGCCGGAGAAAATCGTTTTGACCGAGCACAGGCTCAGAAGAATCTCAATACTGCCACCAACGTAGCTGGCGCTGCATTGGGCGCCAAGGCCGCCTATGACGTCAGCAGCAAAGCCGCTGCCAACATGGGTGGCACCAGTGGCAAGGCCAAGGCCATAGGTGTCACGGTAAGCACCATCATGGGCGGTGTTGGTGGAGCCGTGGCTGCCAACGCAGTCAGCAATTATTTTGAAGGCGACAAAACCTATCGCATTGACAGTGCCATCATGCTGGCAGTCAATGATCGCCCCAGTGTGCAGTATCAGGTAGAGTATCAGAGTCAGGACATGGGTAGTCTGGCTGGGCTGATTGCTGGCGGCACCAGCTCCATAGACAGTGGATTCCTGGATGCCGGCGGTGAGGCAGCTCGTGCAGCACTGTTAAACGTAGCCCAGATACCCAGCGGCATTGCCAGTGCCTTTGGCAGCAACTTTGACTACAAGGCCATGGCCAGTGTAGGCACTGGCACAGCCATGAACCCATTTCGTGAACAGGTTTTCCAGAATGTGCAGACTCGAACTTTTAACTTTGAATATAAATTTCTGCCCCGAGACGCAGCTGAAAGCAAGGCAGTACAGAACATCATAAAAATGTTCAAATTTCACATGCACCCCGAACTCAGTGAAGGAACTTTGTTCTACATCTATCCCAGTGAGTTCAACATAGTGTATTATTTTAAAAGCAGCGCCAACCCCTTTGTGCATAAAATTTCAACCTGTGTGTTGCAGAGCATGAATGTAGACTACGGAGGACAGGGACAGTTTACCAGCTTTGCCGACGGCAGTCCTGCAGAAATTAACATGCGTCTGCAGTTTGTAGAACTGGAAGTACTGACCAAAGAACGCATCAACGACGGATACTAATCATGTATTTCAAATCTTTTCCAACCGTACGATACAGTCTGGACAATCTACAGACCATCTTTACCATAACCGATATTTTTCGTCGTGTCAAAGCCGATCAACGCAACATACTAACCAGTGTAGCCTATGACGAATACGACATACAGGAAGGTGAGACTCCAGAGATTTTGTCGGACAGAATCTACAACAATGTCTATTATCACTGGGTCATACTAGTTACCAATGACATCATTGATCCACGCTGGGACTGGCCCATGGACAGCGATGTGTTCTATCAATACGTAGTTGCCAAATATGGACAGAGCAACATAGGTGCTGTACACCACTATGTAAACACTGATGGCGACATAGTACACAGCAGCTATGCTGGTCCCAAGACTGCGGTCAGTAACTATGAATATGAAGAAAGCATCAATGAAGCCAAGCGTCGCATCAAAGTGGTTAAACCACAGTATCTCGCAGCGTTTGTGAAAAACTTTGAAAGGGCCATGAATCTTGGATAATCAGGGAGTACAGACCGCTGGTGATGTAAACATAGAAGAATGTTTAATCATTACACCAGAAGGCCGTGAAGTAGATGTTCGTCAGTACATTGGCGAACTCAATGTCTATGAAGACATGTTTAGACCCGGCATGTATGGCAATGTGCTAATGATCGATGCTGGTAACCTGGCCGCCAAACTTCCCATAGTCGGCGAAGAGTATATACGCATAAAATTCACCACACCCAGCCTCAAGTCCAGCATACACAAACAGTTCAAGGTCTACAAAATCAGTGACAAACGCATGCTCAGTGATACCAACAAACAGAGCTACATTGTGCATTTTATCAGCACTGAAATTTTTCTGGACCTGTCGCAGCCAGTATGGGGAGCCTTTGGTGGTCAGGATCAACCCGCGGGCGGCATTGCCGACAACATCTATAACCAATACCTGGCTACACCCCGTCTGGGCGAAGGTAGTGCTCCTACTCGGCTCATCCAGATAGGTGCTGCGGCCAGTAAATTGTCGTTTATTAGCCCAGGGTGGAGTGCGGTACACTGCATGCAGTTTGTGGCCAGCAAGGCCGTGGCACTGGGACGAAAATCGCCCAGCTTTTTATTCTGGGAAAGCAACAAAGCCTGGTATTTTGCCAACATCGAAGCGCTGATTGACAACACCATAAAATCCGGCGGCATATTCTGTGATTATATCTACATGGCCAACAACCTATCAGGTAGTCGCAGTTCGGGTGCACAGGTCGAAGGATCTTCAGTAGAGGTTCCCTACAGCAAAGACATCGATCAGGAATTTAAAAAGGTTGAAGATTTTGAAGTGGTAGAAAGTTTCAATTATTTGAAAAACATGCAGAACGGTTATTTTGCCAATCGTGTCATGACCATGGATCTGCTGGAAAAGGAATTTAAAATATTCAACTATACTCACATCGATCGTTACAATGACTATGTACACCTGGAAAACATAGGTGGGTTGACTGACGTGGCTCCTTTCAGACCCGATACGCTGACAGGTCAATATCTACAGATCTATCCACAGCACAAAAAAATGCTGGTGGAAGCTGCCGGCGAAACGGATTCAGCGACATTGCCGCACTACGGCATCGAAGAGGTAATGCCGCGTCGCGTAAGTGTGGTGCAGGAGCTTAGCAACTTCAAGATTGTTTTGACCGTGCCAGGACGCACCGACAATGAAGTAGGCAACATCATTTATTTCAGCTACCCTGACAGCAGCCCCAGAGATCAGACCGACAAAGCCGGTGAGTTTGAGGATGCCTATTATTCAGGATACTACCTCATAACTGCTATACGACACAAGGTTACCCTGCAGAAGCACATGATGATCATGGAGGCAGTCAAGGACAGTTATCGCAAGGGCAAGATATGAAATATGCAAATTACTATGCTGCCGATGGCTTCTACTGGTGGATTGGTGTGGTGGAAGACCGCGAAGACCCAGAAAAACTGGGACGTGTTCGCGCACGCATCATTGGATACCACATTGACAACAAAGCTTTGTTGCCTACCAAGAAGCTACCCTGGGCTATACCCATACAACCCATAACCAGCGCAGCCACCAGCGGTGTAGGCAGTGCTCCGCTGGGACCAGTGCCTGGCACCTGGGTAGTGGGATTCTTCATGGATGGCAAAGAATGTCAGCAGCCCATGATTTTTGGCACCATAGCTGGCAAACCCGGCGACAGTGAAGAGGCGTCGGGCATTGCTCCCACTGAAGGAACATTTAGTAAATGCGGCATCGAAGGTGGTACTGGTCCAGGCGTATTGACCGATGGCAAGGGCAATCCTGTGCTGGACGGCAAAGGCAATCCAGTACAGGCTGGCGAAGTCAAAGCCGCTCCACCGCCCAAGAATCAGAAAGTCAACGACAACATAATTTTGGTGATCAAGGCCTGCATCAAGCAGGGCATACGCGATCCGCTCATACTGGCTGGCATAGCCGGCAACATCATCAAGGAGTGCGGTGGCAAGTGCCAGAGCGAATTTGGCTATGGCGGCACCAAGGCACCCAGACTGCGCGAACTGTTCAGCAGTCGGGTTAAACAGTTCAGCGATGGTGAGCTAGAAGACCTGGCTCGCAACAACGTCGCCTTTTTTGACTACATCTATGGATACAAGAGCGGCTCCACAGGCAAGTCATTTCAACATGATCAGCCCGGCGATGGCTGGAACTATCGTGGGCGCGGTTTTATTCAACACACAGGCAAGGGCCAGTATCGCAACATGAGTCAGGCTCTGTATGGCGATCAGCGTTTAATCACCAATCCTGACCTGTTGAATCAGCCCGAGGGCGCAGCCGATGGCACAGCCTGGTTCTTTACCAAGAGCTCGGCGCCGGGTGCGGCCAGCAGAACACTGGCCGCCAAGGGCATCACATTGCCACCCAAGAATCAATACGAAGCCGATGTCTGGACCACCACGGTGGTGGCTGGCGGTGGTATAGATATACGAGACAAGAAAAGCAAGGATGGCCCCATTGGTGAAAAGATTTTAACCAGAGTTCGAGAAAACAGTGCCAACTGGACTCCAGGCACACCAGGCGGTGACAAAATTGCCGAGTTGCTCAAGAGCAACGGTGTCAAATCCGAACCAGCCAAGACTGACCCCAGCAAAAAACCGCCAGAAACGAAAAAAGATACTGCGGGTCCATTGAACCCACCGGGCGCTGGCAATCCTCCGCCGTTTGCCGATCCCAGTGGTACCTATCCAGATTGCGGTTATCAGGGCAGCCCCGACACCAATAAATTGGCACAGGGCAATGTTGGACAACAGGCACGTAAACAGAATGGAATTTAACTGAGGAAATTATGAGCGATTTTAAAGCATTGGAAAAAACCATACTCAAAGGCACGGTGGTAGAGCGTCGCTGGTCCACCCTGGAAAAAGACATACCCGTGGCCAATGGCAAACCAGTCTGGAAAGAACCCGAACCAGCCTACAACGCCAAGTATCCCTATAACAAGGTCACAGAAAGTGAAGCTGGTCATGTCATGGAGGTCGATGACACACCCGGCGGTGAACGCCTGCATGTATCACATGTTGCGGGAACCTACATGGAGATTGACAAGACTGGCACCATGCGCCGCAAGGTTGTGGGCGACAACTATGAAATCATAGTACGCAACAACAATGTCTACATCAAGGGCAACTGCAATGTCACGGTCGAGGGTGCTTATAACCTCATGGTCAAGGACACCTGTGACATTGAAATCGCCGGCGCCACTCGTGTGGTGATCAAAGACGATGTCAATGTTCAGATCAGTGGCGATGCCACAGTCAATGTCAAGGGCGATCTCAATGCCAGTGCCAAGAACATTAGCCTGCAGGCCGAACAGAATGTCAGCATCAAGGCAGGCAAGAGCCTGAGTCTGGCCGCGGGTGCCAATCTGACAGCTCAGGCTGGCGCCAGCATGAAACTCAACGCCGGCACCATGAGCCTGGATGCCGGCAACATATCGCTGAACAGCGGAGGAGCTCTGGGTGGCATAGCCGGCGCACTGGGTGGCGGAGCATTGTCTGGTGCTCTGGGACCTGCGGTTGGTGGACTTACTGGATTCAGTGGACTGGCAGACCTGGCCGGTGTTGCGGATCTCAGCACACTGGGTCAGCTCAGCAGTCTCAATGTAGGCAGTCTGAACAGTCTGGCTGGTTTTGATGTGGGCGCACTGGGTGCAGCCACGGGATTGAAAATTGGCAGTCTGGGCGATCTGGCTCAGATCAATCCCAGCTCCATCAGCATGGGCAGCATACAGGGACTGGTGGGATTGAACAACACCGATCTGGGCAAGTTGGCCACAGCGGCCAACCTCGATGTTTCTGCCATAGGCGGTGTGCAGAATCTTAACCTCAACAGCTTTGATGGATTCAATCTCACCAAACTGGGCGCCGATGCCGGCGTCAATGTTACTAAACTTACCAGTTTAGTGGGTGTCAAAGAGCTGGCCAATGTCAGCAATTTGAGCAACGTTGGCAATCAGCTGGGACTAAACAACATACTGGGACGCACTGGCCTGGGCAGTCAAAACACTGGCCTGGGATCAACCTTCAAGAATCTAAGTCTGCCCAGTCTGAACCTAGCCAACATAGCCAGCTACAGTCCCAGTGCATTGACCGGCGGTAGCAATTTCAACAACATAGCTGTGCAGAATGGTCTGTATAGCCAGGCTAGTTTGTCACAGGGCAATGGTCTGGTCAAGAATGCCAGTGGCAGCATACTAAGTAGTCTGAAATTACCGCCAGCCGTAAACAATGCACTGGGCAACAAAGCTCTGGATGTCACCAGTCTGGGCCGTCAGGTCAGTCAGCTGGGCACCAAACTGGGTGGGCTAGGCATAGTAACCAATCTGCTGCGCGGCACTACCAACACTGGAGTACGCTATGACTTCGCTCCCAGCACGGCCAACATTGCTGGGCGTCCTGTGGTCAACGAGTTTGCCAACTATACCGATTTCCCCGAGACGCTGCGACTAAGCCAGTACTACACACTGGGTGATGTAACCAGTCGTGTCAGCGAACCCGCTCTGCAGGACACACTGACAGCACAGAATGGCATGACTGAAAATCAGATTGCTCATAATCTCAAGGCGCTGGCTGTCAATGTGCTGGATCCTATACGCGCTCAATACAGCAATGTTGAAATACTCAGCGGGTTCCAGACCAGCAATTCAGCCGACAATTGCTGCACTCGTGGACGCGGTGCCAGACTGGTCTTTCCTGGCACCAGAAAGAATCAATACTACAACATAGCCAGTTGGATTAAAACCAACGTACCCTATGACCAGCTGATATTGAACTACAAAACCACGGGCGACGGTGAGCCCTGGATCTATGTCAGCTACAATCAGGATGGTAATCGTGCCATAACTGCGCCCGACAAGATCATGACCAACATGAACAATGTCAAGGCCATGGATGGTCTGGTAGACCTCAGCGGTGAATAATGGCCAATAGTGTGACCGTAGGTGCCACCACCTATCAGCTGGATTTTCCAGCTGGGGATGGCAATGGGTTGAATTTTATATTCAACGCTCTGAATCCCGACGATTTGGAGACTGAATATCATTTTACCGATTTTAACTATACTGTGGGAATAAAACGCACCGTTCCTGTTACAGGAACTCTGGAAGATGTCAATGCACGCGTCAACGTGGTGTCTTTCAAGGTTAGTTATTTGGACACTACCTTTGCTGGCGGTACACCTACCAGCAGTGCTGTTATCTGGGTCACAGGCAATACCACTGTCGGGCCGGCCACTTTGACGCTAGCCGGTCAGCATCAAGGCGTGTTTCAGCGCAATCAATGGCATGCACGCAACGCTGAATTTGACTTTACCAGACAATACAACAGCGATGATCCTCAGGATGAATTTCGTAACTTCTATGAGGTGGATCGCAAATTCATCACCATAGGAAAAAGCCGAGCCGAGATACGTGAAAAATTGCCCGCGGGTTACTATGCTGGGTTTAAATTTACACCGGATCGTACTGTCAGCACCAGCATTACCTGGACTATACGACTCACACTTACCGGCGGTGCACAGAATACCAGTCTGACTTTTACGGGAATTAGCCAGACTGTGCGCAACGATTGGAGCAAATTCCTCAAGGAAATACGCGAGTTCGTCTACGAGGGCAAGGAAGAGGGGCTGGGCGTTACCAAATACAATCAGGGCGGCGACGAAGTACAGCTCAGCAATCCAGTGTTTACGGTAACTAATCGCAGTACTCCTGGCAGTGGAGCACTGATCACAGTAAACACAGGACAGGAACATCTTCTCTTTGTTGGGAATCAGGTACAGGTAGCCATAACCAGCACAGCCACCAATCATGCCCTGGCGCAGGGAACCTTCAATGTCATTGAAATACCCACCGCCACCAGCCTGGTCTACGAATGCACCAGCACTGGTACCATCAACACCACCAGCAGTTTGCTGGGCAGCATCAAGGGTTATCGCAGCTCGGCTCGCATAACCCTGCCGAAATTCTAAGGAGAACATCATGGCAGCAGCAGCCAGACTCGGAGATATTTGCAGCGGACATGGATGTTTTCCGCCGCGCTCGGGCACCAGTGCCAGCCCCAACGTATTCATCAACGGTCGACCGGCGCATCGTGCTGGCGACGGTTGGAATCTTCATTGCTGTCCGAAAAAAGGATGTCATCCTGGCGTGGTCAGCGGTGGCAGCAGTTCAGTGTTCATCAACGGTCTGCCCGCAGCGCGCATCGGCGACAGCGTGGGCTGTGGTAGTGTCATAGCCATGGGCAGCAGCAACGTGTTCATTGGTGGATAAATAACGATATGTCACGAGCATCTATTACCTTTTCTGATCTAGACGCAGGGTTTGCGCTTAACCCCCGTACCCGCGATGTGGCTCGACGCATTGACGACGCAGCCATCAAGGGTGCACTGCGCAATCTCATACATACACGTCATTATGAACGGCCCTTTGCTCCCGAGCTAGGATGTCAGATCCACAGCATGTTGTTTGAAAATGCCGATCCACTGACACTGTTGGTGGCTGAACGCACCATACGAGATGTGATACAGAAATTTGAGCCCAGAGTAGATTTACTGGAAGTCAGTGTGCGTGGCACCGATGCCAATGATCTAACCATCAATGTAGTGTACAAGATCCGCAACACAGATCAGGTGTCGGAATTCACCACCCAATTTACCCGAGTACGATAATGGCCAACATACGCGTAACCGAATTAGACTTCGACGAAATCAAAGACAACCTGCGTGAATATCTAAGATCGCAGACTGCCTTTACTGACTATGATTTTGAAGGCAGCAACCTCAGTGTGCTCATGGACCTGCTGGCCTACAATACCCACTACAATGCCGTGCTGGCCAACATGGTCAGCAATGAAATGTTTCTGGACAGTGCCATCAAACGCAGCAGTGTGGCCAGCCTGGCCAAGCATCTGCGTTATACTCCGCGCAGCACTCGCAGTGCTCGAGCCAAAATACGCATTGTTTTGCAGAATGTTCCAGGCAATCCCATATTTGTCAACCTTGATCCATTTACTCTGTTCAGCACCAACATCGACGGACAGGCCTCTGAGTTCTACAATCGCAACGCCTATACTACCACGCCCGTTGCTGGTGTTTATACCTTTGAGGAAGTCGAACTATTTCAGGGACGAAAACTAGATTTCTTTTATACTGTACAGGCCGGTGCCTCAGCCGCCACTAAGTATGTCATTCCCAATCAAAACGTTGACACACTGACTCTGCGTGTGCAGGTTACTCACAACAGCGATGGCACAGTCAACACCTATACACTGATGAACGACATTACCGAGGTCAATAGCACCAGCCTGGTATATTATCTGGAAGAGAACACCAGTGGACAATATCAGATTAACTTTGGTGATGGTGTGCTGGGACGCGCGCTGCAGGCCGGTGATATCATCAGCATAGAATATCTGGTCAGCGATGGAGTTGCTGGCAACATCAGCAATAACATAACGCCAATCTGGAGTTTCAACAGCATAGCCGGAGAAACCGAACAAAACCGCAGTGCTACTACACTCAGCAAACCCCAGGGCGGCGCCGCAGCCGAAGATGTTGACAGCATTAGATTCAACAGTATACGTCGTTATACCACGCAGGGTCGTGCCGTTACTGCCACGGATTATGCTGCGTTGATCAGTGCTGAATTGCCCAGTGCACAGAGTGTCAACATCTGGGGAGGTGAGAACAGCATACCACCAAAATACGGCACAGTGTTTATCAGCATCAAACCCCGCACAGGTTATGTGTTGACCGATGTGGACAAAGACCACATCATCAACAATGTTCTGAAACCTCGTGCGTTGGTAACCACCACACACGAATTCATTGATCCAGTCTATACCTATGTCAGCCCCTACATTGTAGCTACCTATGATCCAGCCCGCACCAACAAGTCTGCGGCTGCACTGACTACACAGATGAACACCCTGTTGAATCAGTTCTTTGAAACCAATCTACAGCAGTTCAATGCGGCTTTTTATTCTAGCCAGCTCAGTGAGCAGCTCATGGACATCGACGATGCCATAGTTAGTGTAAATTTAATTACCACTCTGCAGAAACGTCTGAGCATAGCCGCAGGTCGAGAATTCAGTGGTAAATTGTACTGGCCAGCCAAAATACACCCTGGTGAAATGCGCAGCAACTTCTGGGTCTGGGTTGACCCCAACAATGCCGAAGTTCATACACTGACGCTGCGAGATTTTCCTGACACCATGCCTCCCGACGAAAACGGCACAGGAACTCTGCGTGCCGTGGATGCCATCAGTGGCGAAACCATAATTGGCAACATAGGATCCATAAACTATGCCACGGGCGAAATGAGCATTATTGCCCTGCCAGTAACTGGCTACATAGGCATAGCCTCCGACATCAGAATACGAGCTGAAATCCAGGATAATTCGCAGGACATAGTTCCTGGCTACAACGAAATACTGACCCAGGATGACACCATAGCCGATGTTGTTTCTAATCAAGTCAATGGTATAACCATTGGTGCCAAGACTCTGCGCACATGACAACCAACAACAAACTAGGTCTGCTGTTAGACAAACAGATCCCTGACTATGTTCAGGAGTATTATCCGCTGTTTGTTGTTTTCCTTAGCAAGTATTTTGAGTGGCTAGACACTGGTGGTAACCCCCAGGCCGTGCTGCAGGATCTGCAGCTCTACCGTGACATCGACACCACCAACAGCAGTCTAACCACAAAATTCTATGCTACATATTTGCCCAATCTGCCGCAGACCTACTATGCCGATCCTGCGCTGCTGATCAAATACTTTCGTGACTTCTATGAAACCAAGGGCAGCGAACGCAGCTTTAAATTTTTCTTCAAGGCATTTTTCAACGACGACATTGAAATTCGTCGTCCCAGAGAAACAGTGTTTAGACTCAGCG